GATATCGACCATCCTCAAAGCGTTATTCTATTCTGGGCATTGTCTGAAGCCATCGGAGGATTCGGCTGGGAGGTTGAAACCGACCGACCGCCCGATTACGGTGGAATGTGGACCTGTCTTCCATGGTTATGGAAAGACAGTCCACCTACCGTGACCGGCGGTCGGATAGATACCAACCTCATAGCACGAGTCTGCGCTGTGGATGAGGACGGAAAGAAAACACGCGTCGTAACGACGGACTCTGAAGTCGCGGTTACGTTACTACATGTTGTTCGTGATATACTATACCGTAGTATAGTAGAGCATGACGTCCGGTCTACAGCAAACAGCCACGGAACTTCCTGGCACTTCGCCAACCAGATAAATAAGCGACAAGAATCAAGAACGATCATCTCCGTTGACAAAACAAGAGCAACGGACACGTTCGATCTAGACCTTGTCGAAAGTATCTATGATGGTCTGGCAGAAGGGCATAGTTCACCAGTAGCCACCGGGATTCTCAAAGCGTTGAGGCCGTTTGCGATCGGTAGAAGGAGGTACTTAGTACCCACTTACACCGATGGTAAAACGGCAGTTTCAGCGGATGATGTTGCCGGGTGGCTAATGGGAAGAAAACCAAACGGTTTCTTCATTGTGAACCCAGGAAAGAACGTAGCTGTTCTTCCGATGGGCGGGCCTCCCACCTATCCTATTCTCACGGTTTGGACGAGCTTTGAGGTCGATGCGGCTCTTTCCCGGCTTCCCATACGAGAATTCATCGAAAAACCCTGGGTCAATAAAGGATTACCTTTAATGATCCAGGGAGACGATGCAATTTTCGTCGGGTCGCGGAGAGCAGACAGAAGGTACCGAAGAATTTGTCGGATGATGGGAACCATCATAGGAGATGGTTCCCACTTCGTTTCAAATAAATTCGGCACCTTCTGTGAAGAGCCAATCATCCGACCAGAAGGGAAGGGACAGTGGACTCACCTTGATCTCATCAAGGTAAGAATACTGTCCGGACTCAACTGTCGGAAAGACCCCAGGCTGCCAGCAGGAAAGATGGATCCCTTCGTTAATCGCGGATGGGCCGTCAACTCCATTCTACGCTACGCGTCCCCCGAGAAACGTAGGGACGCGAGGGAATGTGTTGACGGCACCACCAAAATGCTGAGGCTGGTGCGCAGTAGGAACCTCATTGATTCGAGGTTCCTCGCACTGCCGACCTTCCTAGGTGGTCTCGAGTACCCATCCGACCGATCCGACAAACGGATCTGGAGGAAATGGGTGCCAAAGACCATAAAGAAGGTGGCATCAGCCTTAGCAAGCCCAAACGAAGGATTCGTTCCCGTCATAGCAAGGTCATTAATGGATTCCAGATCTTGGGTCTCGAAACACAATGTCGAAACCCGAGTT